AAGTAAGTCGCGGAACGGATCGTTCATCCGTCGCTTCTGTGACGGACGCAAACGACTAAAGGAACGGACCTAAAAATCCAACTACTTTAGGAGTACCTACAATGAACACACTTCAAATCATCAAGAGTCAAATCGAGAAGGCAGCACGTCTTCACGATGCACAGATTGCTCACACTTCATATCGTGGTGTGAAAACCAATCGTGCGGTTCTGAAACCATCTGAGACACACGGCACTTACTGCTATCGCGGTCATGCATATACAAAGTGATCATTGACTTACAAACTGAATACTGATACAATGGGAGGGTAACCTCCCATTTTTTGTATGGACAAAGAGAAACTCAAACTTATTGTGAGGAACCTAAAATCTCTTGTTGAGGTTTTAGAGAGCGAAGTTCATTCTGATCCTGCTGCATATGTGGATAAGCGGGAGAACTTTGATGATGAATATTATCCACTTGCTGATTACGACGAAGTATTTGAAGACGACGAATGACTGATAGCCTTACCAAATTGATTAGCGTAACACCAGACGCTGAGAAACATATGGCATACTGTGCCCGTGTTTCTAACCCCAACAACCAGGAGAATGAGAAGTTCTCTGGTCTACTCAAGTATTGTGTAAAACATCAGCACTGGAGTATCTTTGAGCAAGCATTTATGACCCTGGAAATCAATACTACTAGGGGTATCGCAGCTCAAATTTTGCGTCACCGTAGTTTCACATATCAAGAATTTTCACAACGCTATGCTGATTCTTCCCTACTCGCGGAGACGATCCCTCTACCTGAACTACGGCGTCAAGACACCAAGAATCGTCAGAATTCTATTGATGATATTGACCCGTTTGTCCGTCAAGAGTTCCAGATCAAAATGCAACGACACTTTGAAGCAGGAATGAAACTCTATCAAGAAATGCTTAATGCATCGATTGCAAAGGAGTGTGCTCGTTTTGTACTTCCCCTTGCCGTACCAACAAAAATTTACATGACGGGATCAGTTCGGTCATGGATTCATTATATCGATTTGCGTTCTGCTAATGGAACACAGAAAGAACATATGGACATTGCATTAGATGCAAAGCGTATCTTCTGCGAACAGTTCCCTGCCGTTGCTGAAGCAATGGACTGGGCATAAATATTCACACTACTACCTATATTTTATGGCGACATACCCCGTTATCAATACCGAGACCGGCGAACAGAAAGAGGTCAGGATGAGTGTGCATGAGTGGGATCAGTGGAGAGAAGATAATCCAGACTGGACAAGAGACTATTCAGACCCTTCAACCATTCCTGGTGTAGGAGAGGTTGGAGAAGTTTATGATAAATTGAAGAAGTCTCATCCTGGATGGAATGATGTACTTCGGAAGGCATCTAAAATGCCCGGCTCCAACGTCCGCCCTGTCTAACTCTTTTTTCATATGGCATCTAAAAGATCAAAGTCGTCTCCCGTTCCCTTTGGAATGAGCAACAAACAAATGAAAAGAAAGAAACCCATCAACTCCGATCTGATGAAACAGATCGACCCCCTAACAGATAACCAGCAGGAACTGTTTCGCTGCTATAAAAATGACCAGAACATTGTTGCCTACGGTGCAGCAGGTACTGGTAAGACGTTTATCACGTTGTACAACGCACTTAGAGAGGTTCTTGATGTAAGGTCGCCTTATGAAAAGATCTACCTGGTTAGATCACTTGTTGCTACTAGAGAGATTGGTTTCCTTCCTGGAGATCACGAAGATAAATCTTCTCTCTATCAGATTCCATACAAAAACATGGTCAAGGCTATGTTTGAGTTGCCTACAGAAACAGACTTTGAGATGTTGTATGGTAATCTGAAAACACAAGGCACTATTTCATTCTGGTCTACATCATTCATCCGTGGTACTACACTTGATAATGCTATCATTATCGTTGATGAATTCCAGAACTTGAACTTTCACGAACTTGATAGTATTATTACTAGGGTTGGTGAGAACTCTAAGGTTATGTTCTGTGGTGACGCTACTCAGACTGACCTAACAAAACAGAATGAAAAGAATGGAGTCATTGACTTCCTAAGAGTGCTGAGACTGATGCCTTCGATTGATCTGATTGAATTCAGCATTGAAGATATTGTACGTTCTGGACTCTGCAAAGAATACTTACTTGCGAAAGACGAACTTAATCTATGACATTTATTCATCATAATTACTTGGGTGACGTTGATCTAAACTGCAAAAACAAGAATGGCATCCGTCTCTATAACATTCCTAATGGAGACTGGGTGCCTTCTATTACGTCTGTAACTTCCTTTTATAATCGACAAGTATTTGTTGAGTGGAGAAAGAGAGTTGGTAATGAAGAAGCAGATCGTATCACAAAGAAAGCAACATCACGGGGTACAGACTTCCATGAGGTTGCACAAGACTATATGCTCAATAAAGAACTGAACTGGGACAACTATCGTCCTCTATCTAAGTTCATGTTCTATCATTTGAAACCAGAACTGGATAAGATAAATAACATACACGCTATTGAAAGGACGCTTTATTCTGAATACCTTGGACTTGCAGGCAGAGTCGATTGTATTGCAGAGTATGAAGGAGAATTAGCAGTCATAGACTTCAAGACTTCTGAAAAAATCAAACCTGAGAAGTGGATTGAAAACTACTTCGTTCAGGAGATGTTCTATGCATCTGCCTACTATGAAATGACTGGTATCCCTGTCAAAAAACTTATCACTCTAATGGTTACACCTGGCGGAGAGGTCAAGGTATTTGACAAAAGGAACAAAGGGGACTATATTAAGTTATTAGTTCGCTATATTAAAGAATTTGTATCTCACAATACTAGGACAACGAATGGAGAATGAACTAGAAAAAGTACTAGAAAATAAATTTTTCTGCCCCTCCAAATTTACACAAGAAATCGAAACTCTTGTACAGAAAAACTCAGACATGAGTTACATTGATGCTATCGTTCACTTCTGTGAGCAGAATAGTATTGAAGTGGAATCAGTTCCTAAACTGATAACCAAACCACTGAAAGAAAAGATAAAGTATGAAGCAATGGAACTCAACTTTCTTAAGAGGACCTCCCGTGCAAAATTGCCCATTTGATTCTATTTTTACCTAAAAAATTTTCTGGTAAAAATTTTCCTTATTGACTTTTTGATGATGCCATTTGATGCCTACAGACAATATCTTTCCTTGAAGAATCACTTCACCAAGGAGAAGTATGACTACCACAAATACTGTGGTAAAAGTAGAGCGACTGTTCAATCTTTCTACAAAAGAAAAGATAGGTTCTGGTTTGAAAAACTATCCAGAAATAAAGATGATAAAGAAGTAATTGATTTCTTTGTATCAAACTTCATTACCTGCACTGATCCTAGCAAACTATGGATTGGTGAGATGATGAGGGAAGGTGAAGGTAGATATACTGCCTGGAAGAAACGAACACAGTCGCTATCATATATTTTCAAGCAAGACATGGAAATCATTCTTGCTGACCACAATTTGGATGCTGCTTTTGCAGGATCCGGTCACCCACCAGTTCTCAAACTGTACCTGAGTGGGGACATTTCGCTTGAAACCCTGGTGATCTGTGATAGAATACTGGGGTATCGAAGCGATTTCGATAAAAGACTGAAAGACCCGGTGTGGGAAACCGTCAGTCTTAGAATGAGGAAGTATTCTCCTTTTCTAAATATCGATGTATTTCGCTACAAAAAACTTCTCAGAAGTATCGTTACAAACTAGGAGACACTATTATGGCACTTGAAAATGCAGAGGTTCTTGAAAACCTCACAAAACAGAAAGAGGAACTTGAACAGCAAATGGAATCTATGAGGGTTACATACCTGAAGATTCTTGGCGCTATCGATGCACTCTCTCAAATTGAGGAGAGTAAAGTTGAAGCAGAACCTGAAGTCTCTGAAACAGAAGTGGTAGAGGAAGGATGAGTTTCTTTGATTCAGATGTCGTCCGTGCAGAGATGACGGAGATTCAAGAACTCCAAGAAGATGTTTATCAAAATGTCTTCACCTTTCCTACCATGAACAGGGAGGAGAAACTCTTTCATGTTCAAATGCTTGAGCGTTTACTTGATAAACAGAGAGTTTTATACACACGTATGAGTCTCTCTGACGATCCCGAAGCCAAAGAGATGAAGGATCGTATTATTGAATCTGCACAACAGATGGGTCTGCCCCCCGACGTTGATATGAATGTCATCTTTGCAAATATGTCTAAGATGATCGTTGTTATGAAACAACAGATTGACAATGGTGGCGCAGACCAGTAGAATAACGAAGTACACAAAAGCCAAATCCAACTAATCCGAAAAATCCTATGTCTTTCGCAAATCTCAAAAAGCAATCCTCTCTTGGTTCCCTGACTCAGAAACTGGTCAAGGAAGTAGAGAAGATGAATACAACTTCTGGCGGTGCTGATGAGCGCCTCTAGAAACCTGAAATGGATAAGACCGGCAACGGTTATGCTGTCATTCGATTCCTCCCTGCCCCTAATGGCGAAGACCTTCCTTGGGCAAAGA